TTCAATACCGCCGCGCCAGCGTCAGTGATATACATTTGTATTAGCGACGGAGATGCGCCTGTGTTCGATGCCGCCGAAAAACCAGAAAGAGTCCCCGTACCATTAGGTATCGTGCCAACTACTGTCGAACCATTCGTCGTACTTGTCTGAAGCAACACACGGCTAGCCAACGTCGCATTACTGAAGTCACCAGTGATGCGGTTGCCTGTACCAGTGAACGCCAAATTGCCTGAGTCAGAGAGGGACGTAAAAGTACCCACCCCGTTTGTATTTGCGATTTTCACAAAGTCGGAGCCGTTCCAAGCAATGATGGCTTTTTCACCATCAACCAATGTAACCCCTGTGGTTGCTGCGCCTTTAACTGTAAGCAAAAAACCGCCGGTAGCAGCCGCGTTGTTGATGAGGTAGTACTTGCTTAAGCTTGGAACGATCAGGCTGCGTGCCGCAGTTTTAGCGCCGGTTATATTGAGGATGGCGTACTGCGCGGTGGTGGAGCCGATGTTGGTTGCCAGCGATGTTCCAATGGTGTTGGTAAGGGTAACGTCTGCCGTGGTGATAGAGACTGAAAGACCGCCTGCAATGGCAATGTCCAAATAGGATGTCAGCCCATTGTCAACAATGTCACCCCAGTTACCGGACTCAGTACCCGTGGTGATGATTGGAAAGCTAAGATTGGTTGTTTGAGAGACCGTCATACGATGTCCTTAAGTGTTAATGAGCGTCCAACCGCTCCCTTGCGAGTTGTCTACTACAGTCCAAGTCACTGTTTGGCTGTCGTTTATCAACGACCAGCCTGCGTTTTGTGCGTCGTCTATTGGCTTCCAATACACTGCAACCACGTTACCCGCAAGACCGTTTGCGTAAGTCCCGCTTGCCGCGTACTGCGCAGCGTAAGACCCAAAACTAGACGCCACCCCTGATGCTACCACAGACGTAAGCACTGGTTCCATGCCATATGTGGGTGTTGATGCAAACCCGGACGCGGAATCAGAGGTCACCGCTTTGACAAATTCGTACACTGGAGTGGATGCAAAGCCGAGGGCTGTTACAGCGGTTACGCCGATGGTCACGTCTTTTGAGTATGCAAGAGTGCCAAGCAGCCCAGAGGCGATAACACCGGTTGCATTTACAAAAACGGTATAGGTTTCGGTACCAGCGAATCCATTGGCGGTGTTGTTTTCAAGTAGCTTTGAGTAGGCGTAAGTGGGTGTGGTGACAAGTCCAGATGCGTTATTGTTTGTAATGGCACTGGCTAATGCGTAGGTAGGTGTGGAGGCAAAACCTGATGCGCTATTGTTTGTGAGTGCTTTATCAAATGCGTAGGTAGGTGTGGAAGCAAAACCTGATGCACTGTTACTTGTAAGGGCTTTAGTTAGTGCGTAAGCGGGTGTAGCCGCAAAACCTGATGCGCTATTGTTTGTGAGTGCTTTATCAAATGCGTAGGTAGGTGTGGAGGCAAAACCTGATGCGCTGTTATTTGTAAGGGCTTTATTAAATGCGTAGGTTGGAGTGGAAGCAAAACCTGATGCGCTATTGTTTGTAATGGCTTTGTCAAATGCGTAGGTAGGTGTGGAAGCAAAACCCGATGCAAAAACATTAGTTATGTTTACATTAATGAATGTCGTGTACGTTGGAGTGGAAGCAAAGCCTGATGCGGATACGCTTGTTAAATCCAAAAGAAGGGTGCTTACTACTGTATATGTGAGTACAATAAGACCTTGGGCACCTGTGCCCGCTCCGCTGCTATAGGCACCACCTCCACCTCCGCCATAACCAACGGCATTACCCCCCGCTGTTGTTGCTGATGCGGTACATCCACCTCCTCCGCCACCGCCGCTAGGCCCATAAGTTGTAGAAGTTCCGCTATCCGTCCAAACCACTGAGGTTCCGCCGCTTTTTCCTGATAAATAGGCAAGCGTAGCTGAACCACCGCCACCACCTCCACCTACAGTTCCTACGGTTGCCAATGTTGTTGTGGTTCCGCCTGCACCTGCACCAGCACCGGACGTTCCGTTTCCGCCTGCGCCGCCAAGCGTTGCGGTTCCCGCAGAGCCTGTAGAAGATGTCCCCCCATTAGAGCCGCCGCCACCACCACCTCCGCCAGCGCCTGTTCCGGTGTTATACCCAGCACCGCCAGCTTTACCTGCGCCTGTTGGCCCTGCCGCGCCACCACCACCACCGCCTCGAAGTTTTGTTCCAGTTGCGGTTGTGTTGTTTTGCCCACCCGCACCACCGGCATATGAAACATCACTTACCGCAGAAGTTGCTCCGCCTGTCCCATTAAGACCACCATTTGCCAAAACTCCGGTAGTTTTTGACGATGGGGAAGTATTTGAGGCGGTATTTAACCAAGCATTGGCTTGTGTACCGTAAGCTGTGGACTGGTTTGGGACATTTACGTATGCCGCATTTCCTGCGGAAACAGTAATTGCATTGGTTGCAGAGTAGCCCCCTGCACCGCCGCCAAAACCACTAATTGCCCCTGAAGCATTAGAGCCTGCACCAATTGCCTCGGCTTTTATTGAGGTTACTCCCAGCGGAACGCGCCAAGCGTAGTTACCGGCTGTATCAATAACTTCCGTGTAAGTTCCAGCAGTTGTTGCCGGGGTGTAGGTGATGATGATGAGGCCATTACTAGTGCCACTAAAATTTCCACCACCGTAGCCAGATGGATTTGGGGGAGTAAGACCTGAAGCAGATTGACCTCCACTACCCCCACCGGGGCCATAAACATTTCCAAGCCAGTCTGTCCAAATATTTTCTTGAGCGCCTGCGCCGCCGTTCTGGCCCGTGCTTCCGCCCCCGCCTCCGCCTCCAGTGCCTGCGGTTGCTGCGCTACTAGCAGTACCGCCACCTGTGCCTCCACGACCATTTCCGCCCGCGCCGCCCAAAATTAGTGACGGTGCGTTTGCCCCCGCACTTCCTCCGTTTGCTCCACCGCCTCCACCACCCGCTCCGGGTGAAGTTCCATTTGAATAGCCGCCGCTGGCACCGGCCCCATTTGGCCCCGCTGCGCCGCCACCGCCACCATACGCAATAGTGCCACCACTGCCGAAAGTAATGCCAGCGGAACCACCATTAAAAGCCCCGGTGGATGGAATGCAGTTAGAAGCTGCTCCGGGAGTTTGAAAATTTGCACTATCAGCTTTTGCGCCCTGTGAGGTGCTGGTGGGTTGAGTTCCCGTATTGCTTATCCAAACTGGGTTTCCACCACTATTACCTAAACTAAAAGTTAATTTAGAAAGTGGTGCTACTGTGAAGTTGGTAAGTTTGGTATATGCACCACCAGCGCCAGAATATCCACCAGCAGTATCTTCTCCGCTACCAGAGCCAATAATCTCAATTGTTATTGATTTGCAGTCCGCAGGTACACGCCACGTTGAACCCGGAGTGTTTGAAGTTAAAGCTATGACTACTGGAGCTACCATACCAACTTCCCTTTAGGAAGCGACGGGTTAGGTCGTAACCAAGCGCAGGAGAGCGGATGCAGCGGCGTTGGTTGGCATCGTGATGGTGATATTACCAGAAGTGATGGTTTGAGAGCCAAACGTATGAACACTAACGGCTTTATTGCTTTGAGTAGAGTTGTACAGGAGCAGAGTATCAAATGCAGCAGCCGTAACACCAGTCCAACCAACATTGGCCGAAGGTGTCCAATAGCCAGTACCCGCTGTTGTTGCCGGAGTCCCGCTTGCTGAAGCTGGGGGATTGGCATTAGTTACTGCAGTCCCACCAGCGCTATAACTTCCCGAATTACCAATTTCGCCCGTAGCAGAGTATACTGTAGTTGAGGCGTTAATGGTGGCAGAAGCAAAGTACAGAGCAGCTTTAAACGTATCTGCCGCCGTGGTTCCGCGTGTTGGGGCAACACCAAAGTTATGGGTAGCGGTCATCAACTCGCCAAGAAACGATGTGCACATTGATTGAGTATTTGCCATGATATGTCCTTAAAGAGTTGCGGTTTCGCCGACAGTAAACCCCGGCGCTTGTTTTAGTGTTACGTGTGCAGACCGATGCACTAGCTCTCCCTCCAGCCAGTACTCAACCCAAGTTGTGTACTCATTTTCGTTATCGACAGACCCCTCGCGCTTTTCAAGCAGGGAATCGTTCATTTCGCCTTTGGTGGTGCTAATAAGCATTAGGAGCTCCTAATAAGTGCAGTGGTTGAAGTGTTGGCGGGCATTGTAACCAAAAACGTGGTAGTCGAGGTCTTGTCAGACCCAAAGTCAATGACCGCGATGGATTTGTTGCCCTTGCTGGCATTGTAGATTAAAGCGCACCGCGCAGTCAAAGCTGAAGTCCACGATGTATTGGCAAAGTTGACGTAGGCTGTGTTGTTTGCAGTATTGATGGTTACCCCTGTCAGGGTGTTGCCGCCTGCTGTATAGCCTGACGCTACAACTTCATTGGAGGTCGTGTACACGCTGATATCCAAAGTCAAGCTGGCCGCGCCTGTATACAAAGCCATTTTGATCGTATCCGTGGACAGATTATGTACTGCTTGGTACAGCTCTTGCTTAAAACTGGTAGTTTGGCCTTGAACAATTGCCATGTTATGTCACCTGTTGGCGGAACTGCCCGTTGCGATATGCGTCTTGGCGCTCCATGCCGTCGCCCAAACGCTTGGCCAGAATGATGGCGTCTTTGAACTTGGCGTCATACAGGCCAATAATGTCCTGCTCGCCCTTCATGTAGGTGTAGGCCTCGACCAGCGAACCGTACAGCAGTACTGAGTCAAAGTTGTCGCCAAGCCATGTAGTCGTCGCCGTAGTGATCGACTCGGGGTAGTAGAAGTAATGCAGCTCCACGGAGTATGTGGTGTCCGGCGTTGGGCCAAGGATAAATGACAACTCCGTAGTTGGTACGCCTGCGCTTATGGTTGGGCCAAATAGTGCGTAGTACTTGGGTAAGCCCGTGCTTGTAGGAATGGGGTACGCTTCACGAATGAAGTTCACGTCTTTGTTCAACAGAAAAGTATACGTGCCTGTACCGTCGATAACAGCCAAGGAATAAGGTGCCAAGAAGTCGGTAGGACACGACAAGTACTTGTTGCTGACGGTCACCGACCCAGTTACGTTTTTACGCAACGAGGGGAACTGAATTGTGTTGTATATGCGCTGCTCTGCCTGCGTAATGAACGTATTCATCGCAGATGTCGGGAACGTATTCTCCGTGTAATCGGAGATCGCTGTGACTAGAGCAGCGTAGTTCATGCCATCGGGCCTCGTGCCATCAGACCTTTAGTGGCGCAGCCAGTGCCACGGATTTTGATACCCGAAGTCTTGGTTGGCTCATTGCCAGCGGATTTGCTGATGTTGCCAACGCTCACGTCATACGCATCGGACTTGCTGCGGTTAGGCATCGAACCGGGGTTGGACTCCATGCGCACGGACTTGCCAGACATGGTGTGTGGCTTGGCGTACAAGCTTGCGGGGCCGATTTCTTTGCCCATTTTTTTCATGCTTTGTGTGGCCATGATTAACCGCCTTTTTGGTTGGCAACGCGTGCCAGATTACGCCCCATTTTCAGGAGCGATGCGTCGGAAACGCCAGCGCTTTTCTTGCCGCCTTTAGTTGGGGCGCAGTTTGGGCCGCTGTTGGGGAGAACTTTAGCATCGGTTTTGCCTTTCGACACGATACCGTCTGCTGCTTTTGTGTATGCCATGATTTACTCCTATGAAACCGTTACGGTTACTGTGCCTAGGCTTGCAGTCGCCACCAAGTTGTTCGGGGTCAAGACCGCATCAAAACCTGAAGAGCCACCAATCGGTGCCCATCCCCACTGGATATCCCTAGAGCCGCCGCTATTGTAACCATCTGTCATAGGGCCTGCCACTAAATATGTGGTGTCATTACGCGGATTGCGCACAGCTTGCGGGTCATCTACTGGAAATGTTCCCAGCATCAATTGGGGATGGTCCGGGTCCCAGCACTGTTGGCATACCAGCAGGTTAAAAACCCGTTGCTTCTGCACTTCTTTCTTCAGCTCAGTCAGCTTGTAGCGCTGCCCGCAACGGTCGCACATGGCGACCGCATTTTTGCCGGAAGAAAACCGATTGCCCATATCTTAGTTGATGAACATTTGGCGTGGCACAAAACGAACCGATGCTTTTTCGCGGTCTTCGTCACTGGCCAACTGCCATGCTTCGTCATACTGTTGTTTCAGCATTTCGGTGCGCTGCAGACCGTTTGGTACTTTCAGCGACAAGTAATATGCCAGTCCGGCCACCATGCAGGGGATGAAACGGAACGGGACGTCCATCGTATTCACGCCAGTACCCGCGTCATCAATTCGGCGCAAACGCCAGTACACGAACGTGTATGTCTGGGAGCTATCCGGCACTGGCCATACCGTAAAACGTGGTGCAGACTGCAGGCGCTCAATCCAAACTTGAATAGGACGGGCTTGCTGCAGCTTGTTGGGGATGGTGGCGTACGTGGACACGCTGATGCGCGTGATGGTCAAATCGGCCTGCGTAGACGCGTTACCGGCACCGGTGCGGATTACATGCTCCAGCAAGTCCACGGTGTCAGCAGGCAGGTCGTATGTAGCTTGGCCGGGAATCAGCGTAACTGACCCTTGCTCAAACGTCCACATGTTGACGCCACGGTTGGCCCAGTCGGCGAACAAAAGGTTCAAAGACCGGCGGGCGGTCTTTAGGTCGTAGCCAGAACGCAGCTCAGAACCCGTGCGCTCAAATGCCTCCTCGACCAGCTCGGTGAGGTCTAGGTTAAACGCAGTGGTTCCAGAGACAGCCATGATTACTTCATACCTTTAAGGGTTTCAGCAAGGCGGGCGCGTTGCCCCATCTTGCCGGGCTTCTTGGCCGCAGCAGCGAGCTTCTTGGCTGGGATGGGTTGACCTGCTTTAGCACCAAGAGCCGAACGTAACGCACCGGGCTTCTTGATCGCTTTTTGAATCCACTTTTCAGCCATTATCTATACCTCGCAGTTTTTGCCGCCACCTTGGGCGGTTGTTTTACAAATTGCTTTCCTGACGCCTTGCCCGCACGTTTAGCACGGGTTGTGGCTGCATACTCCGCCGGACTCAACGCTTTGATGGCGGCTTCTGGCAGATAGCGCTCTCCCGTCTTTGACGACGGTTTG